CGACTTCTCGTACAGAACCAATAGCGTTCGCTAGTTCCTTGGCGCGGGTAAGAGAAGCACTTTTTTCGTCTTTGATGTGCAAATCGGTGATGTGAACGAACAAAACGTCTGGTTTCTGCACAACGATCCTTGGCGAACTGCATGGGCGCATTCCCGCTGCGGTGCCAGTATATGTCATGAAACAGACCACAGGCGGCGGACACGTGGCGTAGCAAAGGGATCACCATCGGGTCGACAAAGAGAAGGAAGCAGGCCATCTAAGTCGCGGCAGTTTTCCTGCGATCAGTAGGCCTATCTATACTGGCTCGGCAAGCTATTACCCGCTAACCATCCGGTAGTAAGTTCGCCGGCTGATGCCGAAATCGTTCAATATTTTGCTCGTCGGCACCCCTGCCTGCCGTGCGGCCCGGATATCGTCAGCATTGGGGCGCGAAGACGGCTGCGGAATGTACAGCTCGCCGCCGCCGTACTGCTGCTGTAGGTGGCGCACCACGGGCGCCGCGTATCGGCTAGCCTCTTCGAATGTCAGGCCCAGCGATTCCTGCAGCGCGACGGCGAGCTCGTCTTGCAGCGCCTCGGCGACATTGAATTGCCTGGTCATCGGCGGCTCAACCAGTCAGAAGATGCGAAAGGGTGATTGCTGGCGCGTACAGGCAATCCGGACAGCGAACCTTCGCGAGGTTCAAGCGGCGTTTGGAGGTTTGAAATTTGCAGACCCTTATCAGGCCCCTCTTTTTGAGCCAGACGAGCCTCTCGCGTATCCCAGTCCAACTTCGTCAGACGGTGCAAGCGCAATTCAGGATGATGGGCGGCGGCATACGCGTACACCCAGGTGTCGAGCGGCTCGTTGCGAGGGCCGCCGCGCTTCTCGAATCGGTTTTTGCTTGGGTTGTAAGTTTCTGATACCAGGCCCGCGAAGTATTCCGACGGCAGATCCTCACTCAGGTGTACCAGGCGCGCATCGGCCGGCTTTTCCGCATCGGTGCTTAGCCGGCTGTAGAGCAAGTGCTTCACTGCTACGGTGCCGACGTGATAGATGGTGACGCCGCGTTTGTCGTATTGGCCGCGCCAGTTGACGTCCTGAAGCTTGCCTTTGCTGAGTACCGGCGCGTTGTTGTTGACGGCCCCAAAGATGACCATCGGCCGGCGGATGCGGCGCGATCGTACGAAATGCTTCACTGCCTCAGTACGGTGGCCGCCGCCATCGATCGCAGTGGCCTCCACTCGCAGCACGCTACCGCCGGCGTGCTCCATCGGACGGTTAAGCAGATCGGTCAGGTCGTCCCACACCTTGTCCTCGGCCGGATCGCCGGGCAGCTCGATGTAGTCGAGCGTCCAGCTGGCCAAGCCCCTGCCCCAACCGGTGATATGAACCGCAAGGCGGCTGTCCTGTGTATCGACGCCAGCGGTGATGGCAAGCACACCGAGCTGCGCGCTACGCAAGCGGTAGGATTCCGCGCGATCAGCGATGACGTTGTGTTTGACCGCACGCATCGCCGGGTCTTCCCAGGCTTCGGCCAGGCGGTCGTTAACGAAAGTCTTGAGCTTGGCCGGATCGCTCTGCGCATCGCGCCACATGTTGGCCAGATCCAGCCACCGAGGGCCGAGACCAATGGAGTAGTAGAGGCAATTCAGCGTGTAGCCACGCACCTTGCGCTCGGGGTATGTGGCTACCCAGCGGCCGGCAGCGATCATGGCGGTCTTGTGGTGTTCGTCGATGCAAACGCCGCACTCGCGGCAGACGTACCAGCACTGGCGGCCATCCGGCGCCCAATGCAGACCGCTCCACTCGAACGGCTGCTCATGCTCGCAGTCGGGACAAGCCACGTGGTAATAGCGCTGATCGCTGATTTCCCATTTCGCATCGATACGACTGATGCCCTTGATGCCGGGCGTGCCGATGTAGAGGCGCTTGTACGTGGCAGGGAACGCCGAGGTTCGACCGTCGAGCATCGCCGCCGGATCGTCGCCGCTGGTGAGGTTGGCCGCGAAGTCGTCGAACTCGTCGACGATCAGGGTGCGCACGCTGGTGGACTTCAGACGACTCGGGCTGCCGGCGTGCTCGAGGTAGAGCTGGCCGCCAGCAAAGTCTTTGAAGGTTCGCGTGTTGCTGCTGTCGCGACTGGCCACGCTGGTGAGCGCGCGCTGCGCCGCCGGCGTTTCCTCGAGCATCGGGTTGAGTTTCTGCGCCACCCACTTGTTCATGCTCACCTCGCCGGGCAGGCAGACCATGATCGGACCCGGGTTGTGGTCCATCGTGTAGCCCAGGACGTTGATCGCCGTCTCGGTCTTGCCGTCCTGAATCGGGAATTTGAGCACCGTCTCCTGCACCGAGCTGCGCGCGCTCATGCAGTCCATCGGTTCGCGCAGCGGCGGGTTGCGGTGCGTGCGCCAACGGCCGGGCTCCGCGCTGCCCTTGCTGGACAGGAACCGCTCCGCGTCTGCCCACTGCGAAACGGTCAGCGGCTTGCGCGGGGCGAGCGAGCGGGCAATGGCCGCGGCAATGCGCGGGGCGGCAGCAGCGGTCATGGTTTAGGCCCGCTCTTCTGCGATCACAGCGAAGGTGCGGTCATCACCGTCCAGCACGCCCTCGCCGCCAGTGTATTCCTGCCAGCGGCGGACGATGACGTCGGCGTACACCGGTGACAGCTCCACGAGGCGCGCGGCCATGCCGAGCGTTTCCGCGGCCATCAGCGTGGAGCCGGATCCACCGAACGCGTCGAGCACGATCGCGCCGGCCTTCGCGTTGTTCTTGAGCATGCGCGCGATCAGCGCCACCGGCTTCATGGTCGGATGCACGTCGTTGCGCTTGGGCCGCAATTCGCGCATCACGGAATGCTCGACATAGTCGACCGTGGCGTTGCCGTCGACGACCATCACCTCCTCGCCGAGGGTGATCTGCCAGCGACCATCGGGCAGGCGCACGAACGGTGACTCACTGGACCCCAGGTTGGTGACGGTGGTCTGCGCGCGACCACCGAACCACTTGTGCGCAGCGCCGGGCTTCCAGCCGTACAGGATCGGCTCGTGGATCCACTGGTAGTCAGAGCGGCCCAGCACCAGGGCATCCTTGCGCCAGATCACCACGCCGGACAGTTTCAGGCCGGCCGCAGTGAACGCCGAGCGGAAGTTGGTGCCCTCGGTGTCGGCATGCGCCACGTAGATCGCGGCGCCGGGCTTCATGCTGACGGCGATGGCCTTGAACGCGGCCACCAGAAACTCGCGAAACGCACTGTCGCCGAGGTTATCGTTGGCGATCTTGCCGGCCTTGGTTTCGTAGGCGACGTTGTACGGCGGATCGGTCCACACGGCGTCGACCAGCTCTCCCTCCAGCAGCCGCATGTAGGTGTCCGGCAACGTGGAGTCGCCGCACACAATGCGGTGACGGCCCAAGCGCCACACGTCACCGGCGCGCGTGACGGGCTTGGGCTGTACCGGCGGTACCGCATCGGGATCGGTGCCGCCGGTGGGCATCGCCGTGGCTGCCGCGAGCAGCTGGGCAATCTCGTCGTTGCCGAAGCCGGTCAGCTCCATGTCGAAGTCCATATCGCCCAGCTCGCGCAATTCGAGCGCGAGCATGTCGTTATCCCAGCCGGCGTTTTCGGCGAGCTTGTTGTCGGCGATGACGTAGGCGCGACGCTGCGCCTCGGTCAGGTGGCCCAAGCGGATGCACGGCACCTGCTTAAGGCCGAGCGAGCGCGCCGCCATGACGCGACCATGGCCGGCGATGATGCCGCCATCGTCGTCGATCAGCACCGGGTTGGTGAAGCCGAACTCGCGCATGCTGGCGGCAACCTGCGCCACCTGTTGCTCAGAATGGGTGCGGCTGTTGCGGGCATAAGGCATCAGGGCATCGAGCGCCAGATGTTCGATGCGGTCAGGCAGGTGCAACGTGGTCATGCGGTTTCCCGTTTGGCGATGTTGGCAAATTGGCGCGAGGTTTCATCGAGCGCGTGTTCGATCGCCTCGGCCAGCGTGGCGCGGGCTTGCGTCTCGTCGGTGATGGCGGCCAGCTGTGGGCCGAGCACATCGGGCAGGCTTTCAAGGCGAGTGCGCAGCGTGGTGGCTGCATGGGACACGGCCACAGCAACCTCGTTGGCATCCATCAGCTTGCCGATGGCGACCTCGTAGGCGCGCTTGGCCTCCATCGCGAGGTAGCGCTCGCGCACCGCGCGGGATGCCTGGTAGGTGCTGCCAGCGCGATCCTGCGCAGGAGCAGGCTCAGCGACCGGACGTGCCGCCTCGTGCGGGCCGCCGGCGGGTGCATCGGCGGCGTTGCCCTGCCCC